GCAATATGCATTGCTTCCATTTCCAGAGAAAAGAATAAACATTCTTTATCGGGCTGAGTACGAGCTATTACTTCAAGTAAATAAATCGCAAATCCTGTTTTACCTGTACTGGGTGCAGCTGCTGCGAATATCAATGATTTCGGCATTATGCCTCCACATAGAAGATAATTAATCTTATCGCAATTTGTGGGAACTGGTTGGGGTATTACAATCTTGCCATCATAATAATCTTCAACAAATTGACTAAAAGTTAACGCCTGGTTCTGCTGCTGATAAGATATCCCTGCAATTTCATTCAGTGAAGCTGAAAGAATAATCTGCGATTCTTCGGGCGAAGCACATTCGCTAACTTCTTGAACCATGCGCTCTGCTAACTGTAATTGCTTGCGTAACTTAGACAAAGTAACTAAGCGATTAACATAGCCTTGGAAATTAGATTCACCAGCATGACATTTACCGTAATTATCAATCAGCCATGACACTGTTTCGTGCAATTCATGATTGCCTTTAACCAGCATCAATATGTCAACAAAGTGAAAGCGCTCTTGCTTCTTGAAGCATTGACAAATCAGCGCAAATATTTGTCTGTTATCTGCATTGTAAAAGCAGTCAGCGTCCAATATCAGCAAAGCTTTCTGTACCTGAATACTGGAATAGTCTGAAAAGTGCATCAATGTTTCTAAGACTTCATGTTCAGTTTCTAGCGAATATTTGGGTGTGCTCATGAATATTGATTCTCCAAGAACTTCACGATTGTGTTCCATCGCGCAAAGGTTTCAAGATTGTTCTTCTTCCGGTTCCCGTTGGCGGTCACATATTCACCGCGAGAGAACTTAGGAGCATTATCATGCAATAATTCCAAATACTTTCTGAACCTTTGCTTAGTAAGCGGTTTACGTTCTGGATCTAATTCAGGCCATCGCTTGATTAGCGTACATAAAGTCTTCTGCAACGATGTCGCAATAACTCTAGGATGAGGCTGAGGGTTATCAGGAAATACTTCTCGATAAGCATCAATCATCTCACGCATTAATTCATTGAACTTAGACTTGCTGCTGCTGACGCTAGTAGTAATAGTATTATTACTACTTGTAGTAGAGGGGTTTGGTATAGGTGTGGGAGTTTCGCCGCTTCCTGCGGCGAAATCACCACATGAGGCTGGGCTTGGGTTATCGGCCTTCCTCTGCAAAATTTTAGACAATCTTGGATAATATTCAATCGCTAAATCCGATAGGGTATACCAATTCGTGCGGTCGTATTTGGTCTTATTGAAATTACCGATAATTAACAGGCCATGCTTCACACACTTTCGAATTATTCCGCGAATCATGTCCTTAGACCATCCAGGGAAATTAATATGCAATGCGTCAAGAGTGTTGTAAGTCCAGTATCGACCTTGATGAAAGTTGCGTGGGAGTTTGTTCCCGGCATTAAGTTTCAGCCAGTGAGCTATGTAATCGAGAAATACTGCTGTATCTAAGCCAAAATCTATCCATAATTGTTCAGTTGCTACAGAATTCATGTTATAATTCCTCTGTGATGTAAGGATGTAACTAAATGCGAAATCAGACGCCAATCTTCATGCGCATTGCCAAGTTGTAGGGCAGGATGCCCCTATACGCTTAAATTAAAGTCATAGCCACTTCCTCTGTTACATTGCATCTACGAGAAATCTCAAGAGCTTTTTCTTCATCTGTAGTTAAACCAAGCCTTTCCCATAAATCTTTAGGACAGCAGATTAACCATGTTCTAAATTCTGAGTTACACATGTCAGTAGTTCCTATAATTATTAAATCGAAGCATATCAATGGCGAATTGAACTCGTGATTCAAGCTCTTCTCCAGTGATTTCGGGAAATTCTTCTATGATTCTGCTGCGTAGTACGTCCAGTATATCCATCCTTGACATCCTTTGTCTGATAATGAATTGAAGAAAATTTGCAATTAGGGGTTGATTCTGTTGATCGGTGCTGTAAAATTCGTCGCATGTAGGTGCTCATATGTAGGTTATGGTCATTTACGCAGAGATTAGACAGAGCTGGTTACTCTTCTAGTCTTGCTCTAGGCAAATTGCCCGCGCTAAGGGAGGCGTAATAGTCTCCCTATAAACGCAGATAATCTACCTCGAAATGCTTTGTAATTCAATGTCTAAGTTACGTCTTATTTCACTTAAAGTGCATTCTGAAACCAACTTGCCATCCAGGAATACAGTATCTAAATGACCTTCATGCTCACAGGCTTCTGATTGTTCATCCAAGAGATAGAATTTCCCTGTCTCATCATCCATGCCCACGAATAATAATCCTCTAGCGGATTTCTTGTTATTACCCTGAGACGCAGTAATCGGGTCTTTGTAAATCGCATGACGTTCACCATTAATCACCCCACTAGTGGCTTTCATTGCAAAGCCAAAGGTATCCCGAGTCACGTATTGATACGTGTAGCTACCTACCCCGAAGATAATATTACTGGAAGCGAAGCCTTTCTCTTCCATAATCTGGAGAATAAGAGCTGCTCGGTCAACTGTAATCGCATCGCCATAGATAAGCCCTACCTTGGGATTGAGTTCCTTATAGCCGTCCTTGTTAACCCGTCCTCCGAAAGTTTCCCAAAGACACTGCAAAGCTCCCTTGTGGGATGGAGTGTCACGCACCGTACACATATCACCACATATGATATCAACAGGATTACCAGAATCAGGGCGTATAACCACTTTGCCATTGCGTTCATTGATTTCCTTATAGAGGCTCGGTAAGTACACCGTTAATGTCTGCCAGAAATTGTAGGAATCACTTACGATGGATACAATTCCTTCGGGATATACTTCAGTGATTAAGCGCTTAATGGTAGCGAATTCACCTTCTGCACCACTAGCGCACATAACTGAATGCTCGGTCGCCGGAACGCTGCTCCCGACACAATTGACGGTACCAGTTGCATCATAATGGTGATTAAGTAAGTCAATTGCGCTAACTGTGTCCGTTCCCTGGAAGCTGGTCAGATGAGCCGCACCCGACAGTGTGGCATCATTCCATCCAGACATGCCACGGAAGCTAAAATCATGCGCCTGGAATGGTATAAAGCTTGTATCTGCACCAGTGTAATCAGCATATCGTGTTAGCAATCGCTTGAACTCGAACGCAATAGTCGCTGATGTCATCGCCTTCCAAAGGCTAGCCGATAGAATGGTTTCAAGGTAATTAGTCAGCCAAGAGAAATCAGGATGAGTATTGACTGTGGTCAGTACTGGCACCCCAATTGGAACACGGAATCCCTCCTTGATTGCCTTAATCCTTATAGGTAAGTATCCAAGGTCATGAAGGGCTTCAATGTGCGAGCAATCGAAGTTTTCAATACCCAGGCTGGATTGCACTAAGTCCTTGTACTCACCCACTACAGTCTCTTTGTCTCTCTGGAAGAACAGTAAATTCCATTGCTCAATCAGATAATCCTTGATGAATGATTGAATGCCGAATACGACTACCTGGTTATCGAAATCAGGTAGTAGGCTATGACACTGCTTGACATAGCGTGGCGTGAAGTTCGAGTAAATCTCAGTGGTTCCTTCAGGGTACTGTCTACGATGGTCAACTTTGTAGAAATCAATGGCGAGCAGAGGATTATGATACATTCGGAAACTCCCTTAGAATCGTTAAATTCTCATCTGATTGATATTTTGAATCATCGAGAACGTGATGGCAGAAGATGTGCTTGTAATACACCATAAGTTCAGCTATGCCCTTACTGAATATCCCATGCGTCACATAGAGGTATAGATTCTCAGAGGTATTCTTGCGAAGCTCCTTAGCTACTTCAATGAATGTCCTGCCACCATCACAGATGTCATCTATTACTAAGATGTTAAAGCCATCGAATTCCCGATTATACTTATTCGGCTGAATGCCGTGTATCATCCCTGTATCAGGGCATCTATCCTTATCGAAATGGATCGCAGGACTTAAATCGAACTCATTGACGATGGCGTTAACTTTCTTGCGAGCCCCCACATCAGGAGCGCATAGGATCAGATTGTATAGGTCAAAGTTATCGAGGATCTTATAGCGTGCGAATATGTCGTAAATCTCTGTCTCATACACATAGGTATTATTGAACAGCTCTAGCGTCACTCCAGAGTTATGTAAGTCCCAGAAGTGGATATCTGTTACGTTAAGTCCGTCAAGTAATCTCACGATAACTTCAAGGCTATACGCCTCTCCTGGCGAGCAGACTCTATCCTGCCTCCCGTAGGGTAAATACAGTACATCGATAATGATATCCCTAAACCCTTGATGCTGTAACGCATTAACGGTCATAAGGAGCATAATAATGTCATCGGATGTAGTGGGCTTCCAGGTGAGTGTAGCTCGTTCTTCTTGAGACTTTTCCACGTTCACTTGTAGTTCACCGCCATTGAACCTAAAGAATTTAACTGGTTGATTGTTCAGTAGTAGCATCGTCCATCTTCCCTATGTCTGATTGCATTTGCAAGAACGCAAAGAAGACTCCAGCTCGGAATCCTCTGCGATAATCCTTGTTCTCCTCGGTACTGATTTCAGCATGGAAGTGCTTTCCCGCTTCCAAAGTATTCAGTGTCATAAAATCAGTCAATTGATTCGGCAGCTTCATCATCCCTCCTTAGAATCTTCAGTAGATGGTAGGCTAAGCGGTCAATCACTGCTAGCCACATCATTAGAATAATTGTTACCAGTACAATGTCCGCCCATAATGGCATATAGGTATTAGAGATTGCCCAAGGCAATATAGCGCCCTGGGTGAATATGAATACCGATAGAAATGCAATTATCTTAAAGACCATCATCCTCATTTCTTGTCTTCCTTGTGTGATTAAAATTAATTCTGAGTGGGCTTCGCCTTCTTAGGTCTTCCAGGATAAGGGTCTATATCATCAGGCATTAACTCGCCTTCAGTAGCGACCGCTAGTCTAAATTGCTGCTTCAAAGGAATGTAACCTTGCTTCTTCCACTTCGTCATATTCTGAGAAGCGATATTGATGGCTTTACAGGCTTTATGTAGGTTGCCAAACCATGCCTCAACTTCCTCGATGGTCATTGGCTGTCTCCGTTCTGAGTTTCCCATATTATAAGCTAAACCGTGTTTGAATTCTATACGTTGATTTAAACCCCAGTTTCATAGAGAATGTACGTTTCCAGGGAGGAAAATTATGCTAACGGATGAGCAACGTGCTAGACGTAAAGATGGCCTAGGAGCCAGTGATACAGCCATTATTATGGGGTACTCTTCATACAAGACACCCTACCAGTTATACCTTGAGAAGATTGGTGAGCTGGAACCAGATGAAGAGATGACGGAACAGCAGTACTGGGGTAACGCACTTGAACCTATCATCATTAACCGATTTGCTGAAGAGAATGATGTCCAGGTTACCTTCCCAGACACGGTTTATCATCCTGAGTACCCTTATCTATTCGCCAATTTGGATGGCTGGATTGAAAGTGAGGGCGCAGTTGTGGAAGCCAAGTCAGCAAATAGCTTCCAGCGTAAAGAGTGGGACATGGCACTTACGGATGGTATTCCCCTCGTGTACCTTATACAGATTGCAAAGCAATGTCTTATCACTAATGCCACACGAGGCTATTGTGCTGTTCTTATTGGCGGAATGGAATACAAGCAGTTCATCTATGAGCGTGACAGTGCCTTAGAGGGGCTTATTCTCCAAGCAGATTTAGACTTCTGGAAATGTGTGACTAATCACATTGAACCGCCTCCCTTGAATACCTCAGATTGCCGATTGAAGTTCCCCAAGCCTTCGCCAGACAAGATTTCTAATTGCACATTCAGTACGCACCAGACGCTTGAGAATTTAAGTAAGACCAAGAGTGCGATTAAAGATTTAACCACATTAGAAGATGCTTACAAGATGCAAATTATGTCTCACATGGGGGATGCGGAGTATCTCATGGGGATGGAAGGGGAAATCATGGCTACATGGAAGGCCACGAAGAAGGGTACACGGGTGTTTAATATTAAGTAAGTGAGGGATCACATGAGCAACACAGAACTGGCGCAGGTTAAACAAGAATTGCGGGAAGTGGATCACATGACATCAAGCCGTCTTACAGACAGTTTGTTCTCTAAGGATTTAGCACCGCACTATATGAAGTTGGCAGGTCAATTAGCGGCATCAGAAATAGTTCCAAAATGCTACCGTAATAAGCCGTCAGATTTATTTCTCTGCTGGGCTAAGGGGTATCAGCTAGGGATTTCGCCAGAGCAATCGATGGACTGTATTTCAGTCATCAACGGCAAAGCAGTCATGTGGGGAGATGAGATGTTGGCGCTGTGTATGTCACATCCTGACTTCATGGACATTACTGAAGAACCAACATTGAGAGGTGATGGGTCGGTATCAGCGTACACCTGTACCATTAAGCGCAAAGGTCGTAGTGATACGGTGTCAGTGTTTAGTCTGGATATGGCGAATAAGGCCGGACTGATTGCTAAGGGTGGCGTATGGAAGCAGTACCCAGAGCGTATGCTTAAGCTTCGTGCGAGAGGATTTGCCCTGCGTGATGCATTTCCAGATGCTTTGAAAGGAATTAAATCTCGGGAGGAAGTTGAAGACTACATTGAGGCCGATTACAGTCATGGCCATAAGCCTTCACGGACTGAGCAATTGAAGAAGGAACTTACTAATGTGGACGCAGTTTATGGAGTGGCTCCGAATGAGGAGCATCAGGTCACTATCCATTCGGATAAACAAGAGCAAGAATGTGAGGCAGAGGTGCCATCTGGCGAAGAAGCGTCTGAATTACATATTGAAATTAAACGACTCCTCGATGAGAAGCAATTTACTGAAGAACGTGTAGCTAAGGCTCTTGCGTACTATGAGTTTGACAGTATTGAGCAATTACCTGCTGGAGAAGCAAGACATTTTATCAATCAACTACTGAAATTATAAGGATATATCATGGTTAATCAGGGAACTCTTCTGGGACGTGTTGGCAAGATTGACACCAAGACGACTCAAACTGGCACAAAGATTACTAATATCAGCATGGTTACTTCCAAGAAGTACGTGAAGAATGGCGAGAAGCAGGAAAAAGTCACGTGGCACAATGTCACTGCGTTTTCAAAGATTGCGGAGATTGCGGAGAAGTATGTCAATGTGGGTGATTTGCTGTATATCCAAGGAGAAATGGATAACCAGAAGTATACTGCTCAAGACGGTCAGGAGCGCACGAAGTACTTCCTTATAGCGCATACGTTGCAACTGATGCCTAAGACCAAAGAGCATCAAGCTGCTGCTCCTAAGGATAATTCTTATGAAGCGGGCATCGAAGACGATGACCTTCCCTGGTAGCCTATATATTCCTGCATGGTGTTGATGACTTCATCAGCGCCATAGCAGAACTCAGCCTTATATCCCTTATCTCTCATTCGCTGTATGAATGCCTTCTGCTCAGGGCTAGGTCTGCCTACTTTGGATTTGACTTCAATGAATAGCCCATGGAAGCCTCCTGAAGGCCACGCCATGAAGAGATCGCTAGCACCCTTAAGTACGCCCATCCTCTTCATAATGTAGCCAGCATAGTAGCTAGCCTTTCGTTCATTGCCTATGTGTAGCGTATGTAACGCTATATCAGGATGTTGTGCTCGTAGCCAATCCATGGCTGCTATCTGTTCATTGGATTCTGTGTGGCGTTTAGCTACCACATGGCTCTGTTGATCCACTGGTTAATCCTTTAACCAAGTTGAGGTATAATTACTATATCATATCTATTGGCCAATACTCATGACTCGTGCAGAAAAGTTGTTCCATAAAAATACTATTATTCCATCGGATAAGAATTCCTGTTGGGTTTATACTAAAGGCATATCCACTGGAGGGTATGGAAACTTAAAAGTAGGAGATAAATTGCGCCCTGCTCATCGTTTTAGTTATGAACTATTTAAAGGCCAAATACCTAATGGACTTATAGTCTGCCATAAATGCGATAATCCATGCTGCGTTAATCCTGAACATCTATTTGTCGGAACTCATAAAGATAACAATGACGATAAGATGAGTAAAGGACGTGGTGCTTACAAAGTGGGTAGCGCACATGCTATGGCTAAGTTATCAGAAAAGGATGTAATTGCTATTAAAACTTCTCTGAAAAAACGTGAATGTTCTATGCCTAAATTGGCCGTAAAGTATAGTGTTTCTTACAGTACCATTCAGGCTATTAAGCAGAACAGGATTTGGAAGCATATTACCATCTAGCTCTTCTAAGCCAGCCATTTTTAAACACAGAGAAGTCAGGATTATTCTTAATAAGGTTTAAATAGAATTCTTCAGCTTGCTCTCTGA